ATTGGTGAAATGAAAACTCTCCAAGCTAAAGGGTATAAAATAAAGTGTTATGTCAGAAATGCATATTCCATGGGATTTGTAATTCTTCAATACTGTAACGAACGCATAGGCGCCCCTTCTTCAACCTACATGCATCACCTCACATCTGTAGGAGGTCGTAGACCTGATAAAAGAACTAAGAAGAATGCAAAACTTTTTAAAGCTTTAGATTTTTTCGACAACCACATGTTAGAAGATATTTCTGAAAGATTAAAAACGGACCCTAAAAAGTTTATGGAACTTATTAAAGAAGATAACTGGTGGGGGGCTAAGAAAGCCTTAAAAGCCAATATTATAGATAGAATAGAACCTTTCTCATTTTGGGATAGAAAAGTAAAATATAAAATTAAATGGTTAAACTAGGAGACCAAAAATGAAAGATTATAACATTGACGCCATACGGTGTTATCAAGCAGTTATGTTTGAAAAGGGCAACGAGACTTTTTTTGCCAGTAGAAAAATTAATAATAGACCAGGATTAGAAATAAAACTCATAGAGGGGCTTAATGTAGTTTCTCTTAAATCAGACCGAGACCATATTTTGGTTCCTCTGACTAATGTGTCAGCCGTTTATCTTAAATCTCCTATAAAAGTAGAACAAGAAGAAAAGGATAATATAGAAAGAAAGAGGGTTGACAGCCCCTCTAAGATTTTAAAACCCAGACAAAAGAGATCAATCTACTAGGAGTGATAATGAGTGGAAAAAATAAGAAAAAAGAACGTAAAGAGCAAAAGTTAAACGAATCCGATAAGGAACGTTTACAACGGTGGGCTAATACTACAGACTTTAATCTCATGAAGCCGTTTGGTCCAGACATTGGTTTATTTACTATACCATCTGAAGTCTTGGATAGGCTTATTAAAATTACCGATAAAGTACTAGATGATAAAAAACGTGTAGACTGGGGAACTCATTTAGTAGGTCAAGTTAAGGAAGAACCTTGGGTTTCTAATGAGATGTTACAAGAAGCTGGTGTTTATGACTACCTACAGGGAATGCTTTATAACTATGTGGCTCAATCTTTGACTAGAGCCCAACATGAGTTTGAGACTATTGATGTAAAGTTAGATCACATGTGGACTGTTAGTCAATATGAAAACGAATATAATCCTATCCACTTTCATACTTACTGTGACCTCTCGGCTGTTTTGTGGCTCAAAATGCCTCCGTTTGATCAAAGAGCTAAGAATGGAAAACTCCCAGAGTACAAAGTGCAACGAGATGGGATGATTGAGTTTGTTTATAAAACTGCCTGTCCTGGTGGATTAGAAAAAGGTTCTATTTCCTTTAGCCCTACTCCAGGTAGGTTAGCTATATTCCCCTCTAATCTGTTGCATACGGTTTATCCATTTCAGGGAGATGGAGAACGTAGGTCTGTGGCTTTTAATTCTCATTGGAATGCAAAAATGAAGAATGGGAAGATGTTTGATAAAGCTTTTAGACAAACTCTGAGTCAAAGTGATGAAGAGTATAAAAAAACATTAAGGACAAAAGATGAAGTCTCAGGCTTTGCCGAACGTAAACAGAGAAGCCTTGATAGCGGAGATTCAGAAGCGGAAAACAAAGTCTGAAAAACCTAAATTCAGGTTTGAAGAGTTTTGTTTTGATAAGCAAGTAGAGTTTTTTCGTGGGAAAGGCGGTAGATTTAGAAATGCTGTATGCTCTCGTAGAGCAGGTAAGACTGTAGGCATAGCTGCGGATATGGTAGATTTGGCTGAAAATGAAGCGGAGATTAACCTACTCTATATTACTATAACTCAACTACAAGCAAGAGCCATTATATGGGCAGATTTGATGAAGATTATAGAGGGGTATGAAATAGAGTGTAAGACAGATAATACTAGGCTAACAATTACATTCCCTAATAAGTCAAAAATCTACATAGCAGGAGCCAAGGATAGGACAGAGATAGAGAAATATAGAGGCTGGAAACTACGAACATGTTACATTGATGAGTGCCAATCGTTTCGTACTTACTTAAAAGAACTTATAAATGATATTATCATACCAGCACTAAGAGATAAGCGTGGTGGGTTGTACCTTACTGGAACACCTGGACCAGTTAAAGCTGGAGTATTTTTTGATTACTCCCAATCTAAAGACTGGAAGGCTCATCACTGGACAGCTTTTGATAACCCTTATATGCATTCCCCTCCCGATTTGGATTTGGAGGAGGTTTTGTGTGAAGAGAGAATTATTCGGGGAATTGATGAAACGGACCCATCTTATGTTAGAGAGACATACGGTAGATGGATTGAGGATAAAGATGCGCTTGTTTTTAAATTTAACCATGCTAAAAACATTTATACTTCTCTCCCCACAGACGGAGAATGGTATTACATTATTGGGATTGATATTGGCTATAATGATTCAGACGCCATAGCTGTTATAGGTTATAATACTCATCACAAGAAAGTTTATTTAGTTGATGAACATGTAAAAAATAAGCAGAACATTAGTCAATTAGTAGAAGTCATTAGAGAATATAAGGACGAATACAATCCAATTAGAATGGTCATGGATGCAGGAGCTTTAGGTAAAAAGATACAAGAAGAACTTCGAATGAGACATGGTCTTAATATAGAGGCTGCTGAAAAGACTAGAAAGGTAGAGTTTATAGAGTTACTAAATGATGATCTTAGAACAGAAAAGTTCAAGGCATTTAAAAAGTCTTTATTTGAAGAAGATTGTATGTTAGTTCAATGGGATAAGGACTCTAAACTTAGGAATCCTGAAAAGCCAAAGATATCAGATACTTATCACTCTGACATCTGCGATGCTGTATTATACGCATGGCGTGAATGTAGGCATTATTTGTCTGAGAAGCCTGTTGATAAGCCAAAAGAAGGTACAAATGCCTATATGAGAGAATTAGAGGCTAAAGAAGCCTACGAATGCGAAGAGAGAAAGAAAGACCCATATGCTTTTGAGATGGAAAAGCTTTACGAAGAAGATATGAAAGAATTAGACAATATAATAGATGAACAATAGGAGAGAACATGCTTGATAATTTAGAAGATATCAAGTTATTCATACAATGGTGTAAGAGTAATAAAGTTAAATCTTTTAAAATTGATAATGTGCAGTTTGAACTATCAGAGTTAGGTTTTGTAGAAAATATAGCAGATTATACAGAAGAACTCCAAACCCCATTAGACGAATCAAAATTTGAAGATGATCAACAAAAACAGGACGACGATGAACTTATGTTTTGGTCGTCTAGTACTTAGGATAACTTATGGCTTATGAACATCCTGAAATAAACGGAAATAGATGGTGGCTTGCAAATAGAAAAAACTTATATCAAGAGTTGTTTTCTTATGTTTCAAAGTTGGATAGTAGACAGCAGTACAGAGTATCAGATAATCTCATGTTTGCACGATTGTATGGAAATTATGATCATGTAGGATTAGATGCTTTTAATTACAGTAGAGCAGAGAGTGCTTATAATGTAACTAATAGAGTCACATTGAATACTGTTCAGTCTATGATAGACACTGTAGTATCAAAAGTTACTAAAAATAAACCAAAAGCAACATTCCTGACTTCAGGAGGAGATTTTAGCCTTCAAAGTAGGGCAAAAAAGTTAACTAAATTTGTTGAGGGTATCTATTCTTTTACTGATTTTTATCAACTAGCAGCAATGGCTTTTAAGGATTCTTGTATTTTCGGTACAGGCTGTCTTAAAATCTTCGTAGAAAATGGAGAGATAAAGGCAGAGAGGGTGTTTATTGGAGAAATCAAAATAGACGATATTGAATCCTACTATGGCAAACCCCGACAAATGCACCAAGAGAAGTGGATATCAAAAGATGTAGTTAAAGCTATGTTTCCTGGTTATGATCAAGAAATAGATGCAGCTTCTTATCCTGATGAAAAAACTTTCCAAAATGTCCAAGGGTCTAGACTAAAAGATATGGTCAGAGTTATAGAATCTTGGCACCTACGTTCAGGTCCTAAGTCTAAAGATGGAAAACATACAATCTGTATCTCAACTGTTACTCTACTGGATGAAGAATATCGTAAAGATTATTTTCCCTTTGTATTTTTTAGGTGGAACACGAGACCAGTAGGTTTTTTTGGTCAAGGGTTGGCGGAACAACTACAGGGAATCCAATTAGAGATGAATAAAATACTACGAACTATTCAAGTTTCAATGCACTTGGTGTCTATTCCAAAGCTTTTAATAGAAGCAAGTTCGAAGATAGTATCTGCTCATTTAAATAATAGAATTGGCGGAGTTATAAAATATGCAGGAACTCCACCACAATATGCTCCTCTAGGAGGAATTCCAGGAGAGTTATTCTCCCACTTAGATAGACTATTTTCTAGAGCATACGAAATTGCCGGAGTTTCTCAACTAGCCGCCCAATCAGTTAAACCCTCTGGACTAGATTCTGGTAAAGCTCTGAGAGAATTTAATGATCTTGAAACTGAGAGATTCATGGCTGTAGCTAAAAGATATGAAAAAGGCTTCATGGATGCTGCTGAAATAATGATAGACACAGCTAGAGACCTTTATGAAGCTAAGGGTGATTATAAGGTTAAAGCTCAAGATGGAAAATTTATAGACACCATCAATTGGAAAGATGTCAACATGGACGCAGATAAGTATTTAATGCAGATTTTTCCCACCTCTGCCCTGTCGTCTTCACCTGCTGGTAGACTGTCAGATGTTCAAGACCTGTTAGCTGCAGGTTTTATAGATAAAGAAGACGCTCTTAAACTATTGGACTTTCCTGACTTAGAGGCTTCTATGAATTTATTAAATGCAGATTCTAATAATTTAGAAAGGTTGATAGAGACTATGATGGATGAGGGAAAATATTTCCCACCTGAACCATATCAAAACTTAGAGAATGCAGTTAGAAAAGTCCAACAAGCCTACCTACTCTACAGGATGCAAGGCGCACCTGAGGATAGATTAGAATTATTGAGGCAGTTTATGGAAGATTGTCAGAATTTAATAGAAAAAGCTGCTCAACCAGAAGGTCCACCGATGCCTATGAGTGGAGGACCAGGACCTGAAGCTGGAATGCCTCCTGCACCTGCACCTGGAGCCCCTGCACCTGGAGGAGCCCCTCCTGCCATGGGAGCTGAAGAAGTAGTTAAAGAAAAAGTAGAAGTAAAAGGTGGTCCTCCTGGACCATTATAATAATAAAACAACTAGTAGATCATTAGATCGGGCATTGCCCTATAAGCTAAAGGAGTTAAAATGAAGCAGGAAACAGAAAACCACGGACATTTGAATGATGTCATAGTAAATCAGGATGCAGTTATCCCAGAGGATAGTGAAAGTGATCACAACGCACCTGAATCGGAGAATTATGATAATTTTGATCGTAAATTCGCCGCTTTAAGTAGAAAAGAAAGAGACATTAGAGCTAGAGAATCAGAATTATCAGAGTTAGAAGAAAAGTTCCAATCTATGGAACAAGAACCTGAGATGCCCTTAGAACAAAGACTTCGAGCTAACCCCCTAAAGGTACTAGAAGAGTTGGGTTTAGGGTATGAAACACTTACTGATCTAGCGTTAAATGATGGTAAGTTAACTCCAGATATGCAGATGCAGCTTATCAGGGATGAACTGGAGGCAGATTATCAATCAAGATTTCACGACCTCGAACAGAGATTAGAGGAACGAGATGAGAAAGAACAAGATGAGAGGTATGACTCCATCTTAAGTGGGTTTATGGAAGAGATACAAAACCACGTTGCAACCGATGATAATTATGAGCTAATACGAGCAAATGACGCAGGTGATGTAGTTTATGAAGTAATGGAAGAACATTACAATCAATCTGGGAATATTCTTAGTATTGATGAAGCTGCAGAAGCTGTTGAGAGCTATTTAGAAGAAGAGGCAGATAAAATAGTAAACCTCCAAAAGGTTAGATCACGTTTGAACATAAACGAATTAGAGCCAAGAGATGAATATAGACAGTCGCAAGTAACCCTGTCGAACGCCCATGCTGCTCAGGCGAATGAAAGAGTAGGAAGAATGCTATCCGACGATCAGTCGAAAAGAGAAATCGCAAAAATGTTAAAATGGGATGAATACTAACACTTAAACTTTAAGGAGTTTTAAAATGGCTTTAAATATGACCACCTTTGCTGCCGCTCTCAAGCAGCATTATACAGGTGAAAAAATTGAGAATATGGTCTACAAGGATAATCCATTCCTTGCTATGATCTCTAAATACGAAGAATTTGGCGGTGAAAACCTGAAGCTTCCTATTAAATATGGGATACCTCAAGGTCGATCGGCTACTTTTGTCGATGCTCAGAACAATAAAACCAGCACTAAACTGAAAGCATTCTTGCTTACCAGAGTGTCGGATTATTCTCTAGCATCAATTACTAACGAAACAATCGAAGCTTCTAAAGGTAATGCTAACGCATTTATTGAAGCTGCGACAACTGAAATTGACGGTGCTATTGAATCAGCTACCCGATCTCTAGCTATATCTCTTTTCGGAGATGGTACAGGTCAGATTGGGGTTGTTTCTACGGCTGGACCTTCTACCACTACCATTTCTAATGATACCATTACCCTAGCCACCATTCAGGATATCACTAACTTTGAAGTTGGTATGCAGTTAAACTTTGGTTCTGCTACTACCAACAAGGGGATTATCAGTGTAAATAGGGATACTGGTGTTTTTGTTTGTGATGCTAACACTGGTGCAAGTGCTGATGAAATCATCTACCAGGATGGGGATAAAGACCTCATGCTTACTGGTCTTAATGGCTGGTTACCCTCTACTGCTCCCTCTGTTTCTGAATCTTTTTTTAATGTAGATAGAAGTTCAGATACTACTCGTTTGGGTGGGATTCGATTTGATGCTTCCTCTCTACCTCTTGAAGAAGGGCTGATTGGAGCTGCTGCTAGAGTTGCTAGAGAAGGTGGAAAACCTGATGTGTGTTTTGTAAATTACTCTAACTTTGCTGACTTAGAAAAGGCTTTGGGATCAAAGGTTTCCTACGTTGACGTAAAGATTAATCCTGAAATTGGATTTAGAGGAATTTTAATTCACGGTCCTAGAGGACCTATTAAGGTTATTCCTGATCAAAACTGTCCTAACAATGTGGCATTTATGTTACAAATGGATGTGTGGAAACTATACTCTCTTGGGAAAGCTCCTAAGATTCTTGACTCAGACGGACTAAAATTCCTTAGGGAATCTGCTGCCGATGCTGTTGAGGTTAGGGTAGGTTACTACGCTCAATTAGGATGTAGAGGACCTGGCTACAATGCTAGGATTGCTCTTTCATAATTTTTAACTGGGGAAGTCCTTCGGGGCTTCTCTTTTTTGCTGCGTGGTCATTCCACTCAGACTAAAGGAGAAATAAAATGGCAAACAGAAATTTTAGCAGAGTACAAACTGCTGACAGAGAAATTAAAATATTATTTGGACAAGCTTTGGTTACAGACGCTTCTGGCGCTGTTACACTTAACGAGAGTCTTAGTGCTGGGATTAAAAGCTTCGTTTACGTAGCTCAAGGCGTTTATGATATTACTTTAGGAGTTCCAGGTGGAGCTTCAGATGTTTATCCAGCTTTGATGTACTTCGGTGTTACAATGTTTAACGCAGCAGAAGTAGGAACCACGGGGGCGCTCGGTCAACTACAAGTTGATACTGTTTCTACTGATGGAGTTTTCCGTATTATGGTATTGGACCATAACTTCGGGGCAAAGCATCCAAGAAATGCGTCTAAAATTAAATTTATGATCGCTTTGAAGAACTCTAACATGTCTGCCGTAGGTGCTGGAACTCTAACTGAATAAAGGAGTCAAACATGATTATGATGGGTCCTAGAAAAGACAAAGGTGGGATGCTGGCTATCATAATGGAAAAAATGAAAAAAAACCATTATGAAGACGGTAAGAAGTCGAATGAAGACTTTATGGAAAAAGGTGGGCATAACGCCTATGATTTTTATAAAGAAGAAGTTGACTCCATTTTTGATGCTTTCCAACACGATGATAAAGAGAAATTTGCAAATGCTATGAAGGGATTCATTAGGAAGTGCGTTTCTCACATGACGGAAGAAAAAGACAAAGACAAAGATAACGACAAATACTAGGGGAGCTTCGGCTCTCCTCTTTTTGGGGGTAACATGGCTGCGATAACTGAAGGTACGTTCATCGCCCGAGTACGTCAACGTGCAGATATGGAATCTAATGACTTTGTATCTGACTTAGAAGTACAGACTTATATCAATGCTGGACTATCAGAATTGCATGATATTTTGATTCAAACTTATGGTCAAGATTATTATGTTACTGCTGCCACATTTACCACAGTAGCTAATCAGGATAGTTATGCTATCTCTACTTATGTAGGTACAGATTTTTATAAGTTAAGAGGTGTAGACGCTCAATTAAGTGGCTCTGAGTATTTTACTCTCAGACCGTTTAATTTTAACGAAAGAAATATTTATCAAAACTGGGGCTCCTGGGGTCTTTTGGGCTTAAACAATATAAGATACAGAATGGTTGGGGGTAATTTAGTTTTTAGTCCTAAACCTGATGGAGCAAAACAAGTTCAAGTTTGGTATATTCCTACAGCACAACAATTTACTAGTACAACTCCTGCCACATCTACAACTACTTTTGATGATATAAATGGTTATGGAGAATATGTAGTAATTGATGCAGCTATAAAGTGTTTACAAAAAGAAGAAAGTGATGTGCAAATTTTAATGTCACAGAAACAAGCAATGAAACGAAGAATAGAAGAAGCTGCTGACAATCGGGATGCAGGCTCTCCTTTACAAGTAAGTGATATTTATGCGGAGAATAATTGGTTTTGGTTTAGTGGGAGTACAGACTAATGAGTGTTGGACAATTTAAAAAGGTTTTTGCTCAGTTAGAATCTCCTTCATCAAGAGAATTTAATACAGGACAAGATCATTTAGAACAAGTTTTAACACCATTGACAAACTCTAGTATTGTAGACGGAGTTTATATAAAAGAGATTGATCTTACTGTTAGTGTAGATAATCTCGTAGAACATAAATTAGGACGAGAGCCATTGGGATGGATTGTAGTTAGAAAATTTGCAGATGCTAACATTTGGGAATCTCTTACTGCTGGTGGAGTAAGTTATGACAGAAAAAAGTTTATTAACTTCCAAACAGATGCTACAACACTTGATGTTTATTTTTGGATATTTTAGGATAAATTATGGCTATAACATCAACAACAACTTATATGGGACTAATACTCCCAACCCCAGGAGAACAACTTGGTCCTACCTGGGCGACTAATATAAACACTGCCTTAACTTCTATAGATGCTCATGATCATACTAGTGGTAAAGGAGCTAGTATAGGAATAGCAGCTTTAACTGTAGACGCAGACTTTAGTTTTAAAGATTTATCATCTACAGCAAGTACTCCTTATGCAGTAACAAATTTGAAATATTCTAGTTTTACTAAGCAATTAGTCCCTAGTACGGACGTACCCTCTACAGGAGCAACTGCAGTTACTTCAGTTCTATTTAGTGGAACTTCTCTTGGAGAACTTTATTTCAATGATGGAAGTGGGAATCAGATACAGATAACAGATGCAGGGTCTATAAATGTTAGTGGTGTTTCTGCTAATACTTTTGCAAAGTACGCAACTACACTAGATTCGACAGGTACTCCTTATACTCTACTTGAGGGTGATGGATCAGCCCTATATGTAGTCGATACGTCAACAGCGGCTGTTGCTCTAACCCTCCCTGCAGCTTCAACGGCTGGAGGAGGTAGATTTTTTATAATTAAAGATATTGGAAATACTGCTTCTACTAACAACATAACTATAAACTGTGCAGGAGGAGATTTAATTGGGAGTGTTACATCAACTTCTACCTCCGCAACAATAGCTTCAAACTTTGGTTCACTAACCATAATATCAAGAGGGAACGATACCAACTGGGATATTATTTAGGAGGAAAGGTGCCTATTCAAAAACAAAATGTGCCATTATCTCTTAATCAAGGTATTAACACAAAAATTGACCCTAAACAATTACCTTTAGGTAAATTTCAAAATATTAAAAATATAAGATTTGATAAAGAAGCAGAATTTAATAAAAGATACGGATACGATAAAGTAGACAATGCAGGGATAGGAGTAACTAATAACGAACCTGTAATTGGAGTAACAAGCTTTAGTAATCAATTATTATGGATTTCTAGAGATCAAGTTTATAGCTACAGTTCAAGCGGAGATGCGTGGCAGGGTGAAGGAAGTTATGATGCTGTAGTTCCTGAATCAGAGATTATACTTCAAAATGGAAAAGAACAAACTAATCTTCAATCTGTTTATTTAGAAGGTTATAAAGTATTTGGATGGATAGAAGACGGAAAAGTAATGACTTCTATTGTGGACGATAGTACCGATTCTTTTGTTGTTCATAATACTGAAATACCAGACGTAGCTGACAGTGGTTCAATAACTAATGCCAGAATGACTGCTTTTGATAATTCAGTTTTTTACTTCTACGTAGATTCATCTAGAGTTTTAAAATATCAAGAATTTAATCTATTAGGCTACATCAAAGATGAATTAGAATTTGCTAGTGTGGCTGGTGCTGCCTCCGGTAGAACAGCAGCTTTTACTGACGAATCTACTGTAGCTACTCTGGCTAGTGATCAAAGATATGATGTAGTAGGAGCTGTTAAAAGACTTGTGTGTGGCTATTATGATAACTCCGCTTCTGAAATGAGATTTTTTAGTATTACTAAAGATAGAACAGCAAATGCAGATGTTGACGTATTTGGAACAACTGCTGTCACTCCCCATGAGACTGTAGATATTTCAAAAGGTCCTTTAGGTAGAATAGCCGTTGTAACTGTTAATGGAAGTGGGGTTGTAAAATTTTCTCTTCTCGCTAATGATTTAAGTTTATTAATGGGTCCAACTACAATAGAAGATGTTACCAGTTCAGGATACCATTCAGCAAGACTAGCTACTGCCGTATCTAAAGATGGGTTGAATTGGACTATTTTTTATCAAGTTTATCAAACTACTCCTAACCTTTATACTATTAGTACAGGAACTACAGCTACGTCTACAGTTTCTGATCTCAAATGGACTTGGAGTCAGTTTCATATAAGAAAAAATACAATTATTTATCCTGCAGCTACAGTGGGAACAGCTAGTACAGTAGCAAGTGGAGTAGGGTTAGCTTCTAAGGCTTTTGTCCAAGATCAAAATATTTATATCAATACAATAAGAGAAAGTAGATTACAAGCTACCTACTATACGATGAAAGAAGATGGTTCTATTCAGGCTAAAATTAGTTCAGGAAGTGCTGGTAGTATTTTGAACTCTACTAGAAAAAGAGCTGATTCTTCTACTGCGTTTTCTAACTATTCCGGTACAAACGCTAATGCAAATTATGTTATACCCAGTCTAACTAATGTAGAAGAAATAACTTCTGAAAAATTCTTATTTGCTAATAAAATACAAGGAAGAATAATAGGAGGGGCTGGAGGTTCTACTAACTATTTCTCTTTGTATGGAGTTAATAGTTCTATTCTAGACTTTAGTAATGAGATAGTAAATCAGACAGAATCTCTAGGTGAGAACTTACATCTAAGCGGTGGACAACTTAAAGCTTATGATGGAAATGTTCTTGTAGAACAGGGGTTTAATTACCCTCCTGATATAGTTCAAGTAGCAGCAGGTGCGGCTGGTGGAGGTACAAAATTTCCTGCTGGTACGGCTAGTGTAGATAACGACTGGCAATACCTAGCTGTTTACAGTTGGACCGATGCTCAAGGTAATGTTTTTAAGTCTGCTCTTTCGGAGCAAGCTACTTTCACTATTTCAACAGGTGGAACTCCTGTAGATAATGTAAACGTTTATATTCCCACCCTCCCTTTGACACAAAAAAGTAATGTCTATATAGAACTTTACAGGACAGAAGTAAATAAAAGTGTTTTTTATAAAGTTAATGCAGATAGCAGCTCAACCGTTTCTCAAACTTTCACTCCTATTGCCAACACGTCTGGAGCAGATTTTGTCCTATTTGTAGATTCTTCTGCTGATTCTAGTATAGTTGGAAATGAAAATATTTATACCACTGGAGGAGAAGTAGAGAATATCAGCCCTCCTTCGAATTCTATTATAGCTAGTTTTAAAAATAGACTATTTCTAGGAGGGTTGGAGAACAAGTTAGAATTACGCTATTCTAAGTTATTGAACGATAAGGTAGGAATAGGCTTCAACGATACCTTTGGTATTTTAACATCTCAAGTCGGGGGAAACATAGTAGCCCTAAAAGGGATGGATGATAAACTAATTATATTTAAAAAGAATGCAATTTTCTACCTAGCTGGAGATGGTCCTAATAATTTGGGTCAGCAAGATACGTTTATTGAGCCTCAATTAATATCTTCAGATGTGGGTTGTACTGTTAAGAATAGTGTGGTATTAGGACCTCATGGAATCTTTTTTAAGTCCAATAAGGGTATTTATTTACTCAGTAGGAGTATGCAATTAGACTACATCGGAGCTGCAGTTGAGGATTTTAATGATCTTATAATAACTTCGGCTGATGTGGTAGCTAAAGATAATGAAGTTAGATTTCTAACCTCTGATGGGGATTGTCTAGTTTACAACTATTTTAGGCAGTTTTGGTCTACTTATATTAACCATAGAGGGTTAAGTTCAGTTACTATAGCAAATGACTATTATTATGTTCATGTGGATGGAAGTGGTAATAAGCTCTATAAACAAAATTCTTCTAGGTATGATGATGCTGGAAGTGCTATAAATATGGTAGTTGAAACAGGGTGGATAAACCCATTTCAGGCTCAAGGAGCCATGAGAATCTATCGTATGCTGTTATTAGGAGATTATTTTAGTCCACACAGATTGAAGATTAGTATAGCTTATGATTATAACGATGCTTATTCTCAGAGTAAAATAGTTGACATAGCTAGTCAAACTGAGATATTTAGGTATGGAGACCCTGGAGTTACGATAGAGTCTGGAGTAGACAAAAAAGGATACTACGGAGACCCTGGTGGAACAACTGGAGACTACACAACTGCCATAGCCTACGGTGGTAAGGATGTTATGCAATACCAATATAGATTGGACTTTGCAAAGCAAAAATGTGAGTCTTTTAAATTAAAAATAGAAACTATCCAGGGAGCAGGAGAGTTAGGAAGAGGTGTTAATTTATCTCAAATTCTGTTCGTAACAGGATTTAAAGGAACAGACTACAAGATTAAGCAAAGCCGTATCTTCGGAGTGAGCTAATATTACATATTTACAAGGAGTAAAGGGTGTCTCATTGGGCAGACTTTTATAGAGAGAAATTTAATGCCGTAGTAGTGGAGAAGGAACATGGGTTTTTCTGGGGCTACCCTCAAAAGGGATATTTTATGATAGGTGATTGTTACATTGTACCTGAGAAGAGAGATGATGGTTTATGGATGGAATACCACAAAGAACTAGAGTATGAAGCCGTGAAATTAGATAAAGATAGAATAGTGGCAACTATGGATATAGGAACCAATAATATAGAAAGAGCTTTGACTTCTGCTTTTAAACTTGGTTATAAGATTATGGAAATTAAAGAAAATAGAATTATTGTGGTGACTAAGGTGTTATAATGGGGAGTTTTAATCCAATTAACATAATTTCATCTGTTGTAAACGGTGTAGCTAATGCTATATCAAGTACTATTGAGGGAGTGACTAAAGCTATCCATGTCGTAGGTTCGGCTGTAGGTGATGCAGTTTCATTTGTAATGGAACCTGTAACTGATGTAATAGGGGCAGTTATGGACCCTATAGCAGGTGTTATGACGGACATAATGTCACCTGTAGCTAACGTAGTTGGTAACATAGCAGAGTGGGCAGGAGATGCGATAGCGAAATATGGACCTGCGGTTATAAAAGCTTATATAGTAGCACAAACAGGCGGTGTCGCTGGTTTTTTAGTGGGTACAGCTATAGATGTTGCTGAGACTGGAGAATTAGATTTAGAAAGAGCTTTAATTAGAGGGGCTATGCAACTAGCTGCAGGAGAGTTAAAGTTGCCTGATGATATTCCTGTAGCCGAACAAACTGATTTTATGAGTAAAATAAGTGATGGAAGTTCTTTCTCAGATATTATGAATGCAGCTAAAACCACGGTTAGTGAAGTTATGGATGATCCTATGGCTTGGATGGCAAAAGAAGCTGAAAGACAAGCTTATAAGTACGCATCAGAAAAATTTAGTGAAGCTACAGGATTACCTGTTACCATTGAAGACTTAAGGACATTAAAAGAACAAGGACCAGAAGCTTTATTTGATAAGAAAGTAGAAGAAGGAAAAGCTAGTATAGCAGATAAAACAAAGTTTTTAGAAAAAGCAGCTAGTGGACAATTAGAACCTACTGCTCTTATAGAAAATACTTTGTCTTCTATGGGACAACCAGAAATGGCAGAGAAGATAAAATTTGCTCAATCTATGTCAGATAAAATAGCTGAAAATCCTGAATTCTACCGTGATGGAGGGAGCATGGTAGAATTAATGAAAGACCCTAACGTGATGATGAATTTAGATGATGAGCAATTAAAGTTTGCGCCTATGGATATGATGCTCCATGTGCAAAAAGAAGACCCTGATCGTTTTAATAATATGTTAAAAAACGACCCAATAATGGCAGGGAATAATACTCAGTGGTTATCAAATCAAGACCCTAAAGTATTAGCAGAAATGGATTTAGATGAATATGCTCTAGATGGGATAGAGGCTTATAATCCCGATGTAGTAGACGCATTAAAACGTATTAAAGAGGTTAGTACAATGTCAGAAGAAAAGAAAAGCGCACTTAAAACTAGTAGAGATTCATTTTTTGATCAACACCTTAAATGGTTTACGGATTCAGGAAGTGATTTGAACGACCCCAATCAACGAGGTCCTATGCAATCTTACATAGAAGGTGAGTGGAATAAATGGGGTAGGGCTGATTCTATAGGTTCTATTAAAGAAGCAGAAAATAGATATAGCGCAAAGGGAATGGACTATGATGAAGTCCAAAGAGTGGGGAGTGCTATGGACGAAGCAAAAAAGGCTGACCCTGGACTTTGGGAATGGGTAAAGTCAGGAGCTAAATCGGTATGGGAAGGAGCTAAAGATTTTATGAATAATCCGAATGCTATAAAACTCGCTGGTGCTTTAGGAATAGGTGTAGGGATGCTAGTTAATCCTGATGCCACAAAAAAATTCTTTGCCATAGATCAAGAAAAAACCAAGATTGACAACTTGAATGAAGATGCGTTTAGAGAAAAAATAACTGGTAAAGGACCTCAAGCAGATGTAAGAAAGAAACAAATGGCTGCACTAGAAGCTGTAGGAGCTAGAGCCCGAGGAGAAGTTCCTAGTATCGCTAAAACAGAAATGGAACAGGCACAAGATAGAGCCTTAAAACAACAACTTGGAGCCGTGAAAGGCATGAGAGGAGTTGCAGCAGGTGCTAAACTCAGAGGCTTAGAAAGAGCATCAGGAGCTGCCAGAGGCGAATTAGCCGAGAAAGGTTCCCTAGCAGCAGCAAAAGAAAGGTTGGCAGCAGAGCAACAATATGCTACAGGGTTAGGAGCCGTTAGAACAGAAGATGTCGGTATAGCTAAGGAAGAAAAGAGGTCTGTAGAGGAAATGAGAAAACTTCAACTAGCTGAAAGACAGAAAGAAAGAGCAGAGAGAATAAAAGCGGCTGAAGCTAGAAGATTAAGACAGAGAGCTACAATGTCAGCAGGGGCTCAAGCACTAGGAACTGCTATAGGAGGAGGAAAGAAGAAGACAGAGAAGGCTGAAGGTAGAGTACAGGATAGACGTGCTGTAAGACCTCAATCTCTGCAAGGTATGGCGGAAGGGGCGATAAAAAAGGGTCTTGGTGCAATAAAAAAGAAATTTAAACTTCCTTAGAGTTTGTAGTTAAAGCTTCTGCAGTTAGAGGCTTAGGACAACAAATGGGAGGACAAAACCCTCAACAAGATAGACGAAAAGGTGTTAAATTCTTAGACTCACTCCAAGAGCAAATGGGTAGAGTCGGGCAACGACGAGGCGAGATGAAAAAGTTCGGTGGAGGAGGTTCTGTAAAAGAAAAAGAGCCTGAGAAAAAATCTAAAAACGAAATGTTACGTGAAAGACAAAGACTAGAAGCTCAACTAAGAGCAGCCGGAATATCCTATAAGTTTAAGGGGAAAAAGAAAAAAGACCTATCAATAGATGATTTGATTGATATGGGTTGGTCTGAAGGTGGAGAAGCTTATGTAAGACCTAAGAAAGCTTTTGCAGAAGCAATAGGTCATAGTGGTGAAGTACAATTTAAAGACAAAGCCCTTAAAGATGCAAAAAAGGGTGGAGCAAAGAGAAAATTCATAACTCACTACGCAAAAGGTGGACCAGTGGGTTTTAAAGATGTAATAAAAGCAAGAAGAAAAAAGGAGCGAAATAATGAGAAAAATATTAAAGACCTTGATTGGTGGGTTGAGTCTATTACTGATTAGTAATATAGGGAGTGTAGCAATGGCTTTATCTAATGTAGAGAGAATAGACTTTATTAAGAAATATGCTAAAATAAAGAAATTTTCTCCTGAGTTTACAGCAGGACTTTTAGGAAATATAAGAAGAGAAGTAGGACCTACGTTTAGTCCTTTTGAGACTAATCGTGACGAAGGGTCTTATGGTCTTTTTCAATATTATGATGCCCCTGCTAACAAAGGCAGAATAGATGCTTTTTTAAAATATATGAAAGATAAGTGGGGGGGAAACCCTAAAAGGTTTTTTAAAATAAAGCCTCCTAAACTCAGTGATGAAAAAGAAAAAAAATTAATAAAAGATCAATTAGATTTTGCTTTTTATCACGATCCTGATAAATGGAGAGCGCCCCTTATAGCATTGTCTAAAAGTAGTGATTTAGAAAAAATAAAAAAAGCTTTTGCTATATTTGAAAGATTCGAAGGGTATAACAAACCAGAAAATGAGCAGTACAAAAAACATCATAAGTTTATAGATGAATTTTACAAAAGTAAAAAGGACAAACCTGTAGAGAGAGAAGTTATAAAAGAGGAAGTAATAGAAAAACCTGTTTCTCCAGAAAAAAAATCTTTTGATCAAACTTTTAGAGAAGCTAGAGCTTCAGGATTAAGAGAGTTTATGTGGACTAATAATAATCCTAAGAGTAAACTTTTTGGTAAGACCTATCCTGTCCTAACTAGACTAGCAGGAGAGTCTGAAGAAGAATGGAGTATAAAATTCCCATCTCCACAGATAGAAGAAAAAGAAGAAAAAAGAATAGTAGAAACAGAAAAGGTTCAACCAGACCCACAACAAGTTCCAGAAGAAATCAAGAAGGAAGAAATAGATGAATCTGTTTTTGAGTTAAAGAAGAGTCCTTTTGAAGCTCCTCCATCTCCTGAAATTCCACCTGAACAAACACCTTTAGATGTTCCAAAACCCTATGGTGTTTATGCGAAAGAAACTCCCGAATACCAGGAAGCAGGGGAAGAACAGTTATGGGCAGGAAAACATGGGGGGGAAGTAAAAAAATATCAAATAGGAGGAGAAGCTGTTGCAGGAGAAACTGTAGTAAAGGAAGAAGAAGTAGACATGAATTGGGAGGAAACAGACTTACCTCCATATGATTTTGATTCTGCTATAAAACAAAAAGCTACTAGTAAACCTCTTACTCCTGAAGAATTAGGTAAAAAACCTGAAGAAGAACCAAAAAGCTTTGACGAACAAGAGATGGAAACTAAAAAAATGGGCGAGTTAAAAAGTTTTTTTGATAGTGGACAGACTGATATTTTGTGGCAATACAATGCCGATGAACTGCAAGACTTAAGAGATAAGCATGTTGGAGTGGGTTCTAGTGATAGAGATAAACTCAATGACCTTATTGTAAAAAAGAAAGACTATGAAGAAAAACTAGGTTCTTACGCTCCAGGAGAAGGACGTCAAGGTTCAGTAGCTCCTGGAAGTTTTACATTCGAGTCTAAAACTACTGAATCAGAAGATATTCAGCCTAAAAAAGGACAGTATCATAAAGGGGTGTTTTATCCTGCGTATGAAGAAAAAGGTGGAGAGTTTAGAGGTAAAGGAGTCTCTGCTTCTTGGGAAGACCCAACTCCTACCAAGGGCGTACCTCGACTTCCTCCACAAGAAATACCAAAACCAGCTCCTAGAGTGATGCCTTCAAAATCTCCTCAAGAACAAAAACAAGAAAAAGACGAATTTCAAGTAGAGCAAGAAAGGTTAAACAGTCTTCAACAACAAAAAATGACTGATTTAGAAAATACTCTAAGGGCAACAGACCCTAATAGGTATTGGAATAACTTAGGAACTGCAGGAAAGATAAATGCAGGGTTAGCTATGATTTTTGGCTTAGCTAGTCCTGATGGTAGAAATGCTGGTGTAGAGGCTATAAAAAAATCAATAGATGATGATATAGGACAGCAAAAATTAGAACATGACGTAGAGATAGCTAAGAAAAAAATAGCATTAGAAACGGTTACTAAAAAAATAGACAACATGATGAAGTTTAGAAAAGACCAAACTCTGAATGTGAAAACTAAATTAGAGTCTGATAAACTTAAAGCAGAAATAGCAAAATTAGACATGGAAGGAAAAGCTGAAGCTAGACTAAACACAAAACGTGCCTTAGTCATGGCAGGAAAGATTCCTTTCGATAGTTTGAGTTATGCTGAGAAAACAGCAATGTTGGGTAAAAAAGGAATGGACCAATTTTCCGACCTCTATACTAAGTACAACAAGAGTTCTGAGAAAGTGCAAATTGGTCTAGCTCTTAATACTTTAGGGTCGATTAGAGAATACGCTAGAATGCAAGACGGTATTGGAGATACTGCCATACTCTTTAGAGTCCTAAAACTACTAGACCCTAACTCAGTTGTTAGAGAAGGTGAATTTGCAAATGCTCAAAAGTCTGGTGTTTCTGGAGTTGAACAAATTAAAAGAGTTTATGATAGGTTAATTACTCCCGGAGGACCTTCATTAACTCCTGATCAAAGAGATCGTTGGTTGAGAGTAGCTATGACTCAGGCTACACAGATTAAAAACCAACATGATGTTATAAATAGAAGATTTGATAAACATGCTAAAGCATTAGGACTTCCAACAGTTACTACAACTTATAATTTATTTGAACAAGACCCTGTTGCAAGAAAAAGATATAAAATGTTTGTAAAAATTAAAAAGGCTAATCCACAATTTAGAAATAAAGAAATATTGGATGCTATGAAAAGGAAAGGAATTCCTCTATTATAATAGGGATTAAATATGGCTGACAAAAGAGATGATGAATTAGACACGATCGTAGAATCTGAAATGACTGTAGATAGTCAAACTGAAGCCCCCATCAACCCAGGTGAGGGAGGGGAGGCTTTGTCTGATGATGAACAAACAATAGTAGAAGAAATAAATTTAGAAAGAAAATATGGAGATTCAGCATTTCGAACTGCAATAGAAAGAGCAGCAGGGTCAGTTTCATTTGGTATTTCAGATCAAGTTTTAAAACATGTAGTAGAGGGAGGAGATGAAGCTCTTAGAGAAAGAGCCAGAAGAAATAAAAAATCTGCTCTGGGTGGAGAAATTGCAGGAATATTAGGTCCAGCTTTACTTTCTGGGGGAAGTGCTTTACTAGCAAAAGGTGCTATTAAAGGAATTGGAAGAAAATCATTCTTACCTTCTGTTCTTAAACACTCGGAAAAACTCTCTCCCTTAGTGTTAGGAGCAGCTAAAACTGGTCAGGTTGTAGAGCAGGTTACTGCTAAAGTTCTAAAAAACTATTTAAAGCATACAGGCAACAAACGTATAGCTCAAGAAGTTCTTAGAAAAGGAATTGCAAAAGGAGCTGGCTCTGCTGTAGAAGCTTCCTTGTACGGCGTTGGAAAACTTATATCTGAAGATGCTTTGGGTAATGCAGAGTTTAATGCTGAAAATGTTTTAGCTTATGGAGGACAGGCTGCACTGTGGGGTGGAGCTATAGGAGGATTTTTTGGAGTAGCTCCTACTATGGCAGGTAAAGCTGTTAATCTTATGGTTCCTGTTGTAAAAAATAATAAGATTGTAAATTATATTACTAAGCCTATAAAAAACTTTCATAATAATTATCTTAACCCAGACTACGCTGCTTTACAAATTTTAGGACTAAAAGACTCTGTTAAGATAAATACGATAATGACCGCAAAGCCTAAGGTTACAGGTAATATTTCTAATGTTATGAAAAAAATATGGAAAAAGAAACCTTCCTCTTTTGCATCAGATAAAGTTTTTAGAGAAGCTACTCATGATCAATTAGAAGTAGCTGGTAAGAGTATAGGAAAAGCTCTAAATCAAGTAGATGAAATGGTTGAAGCCGGGATTGTGTCTCCTAATGTTATTCCTACTCGGTCTAGTATGGCTAGTAGGCAGCAACAAAAAATAAGTTTATTAAAAAAAGACCCAAGAAATGCTAAACATATTGATGAAATAAATAAAGAGTTAAGAAAATTAGACAAAGTACTTCTCGACGAAACTCCTTTTACCATGAGAGCTTTAAATGGAATGAAGAGAAATCTTAAAAAAGGTGAACAATGGGAAAAATCTTTTCCAGGCGACATTCCTATAAGAGTTCAAATTCAAAGACAAAAAGCTAAAGCTTTGAGAGACTCTCTTTTAGATTTTGCTGACAATGTAGACCCTACAGTAGGAGCTAGTTTGAAAAAAGCTCTTGCAGATTATGGAACTACGAAGTTCATGCTTAAACGATTACAACAAAAGAAACTTCATGACCCTCGACCTTTTTGGGAACATACTAGGGACATATGGCTTGCCTCTGTACTAGGCGACATCATAGGAGGGGCTCCTGCTACAGCTCTTTATGCTATGAGAGCTTTAAACAAGATGGATATAAAGAATAAGTTTCTAGTCTTGACTAAAGTAGAAAAAGCAAACAATGGAGTTACAAAACAAGTTAACAGTGCTGTGACAATGTTCTTAGGAGTTAGTAAAGCAAAATTTGCTCCCATATCTGCTAAACTATTAATTGATAGCCCATTGTCGGGTGATGGACATCCTTATAAAAATGTTAAACCAAAAGATGATGAAGAAGCTATAAGTCAGATAAGGGCAAACTTTAAGAGACTAAAAGAAAACCCTGAATGGGTTAATTACATCTCTGCCAATCCTTTGATGAACGATGGGGCTCCTGAGACTCTAAAACATTCAAAAATAGTACTAGATAATGCTCTAGGATTTTTAGAGAGTAAACTCCCTGTTGAAGTGAGTGTTAATCCCTTATTGAAAAAAGAACCTAAATTATCTGACCAACAAATTTACAAATTTAAAAGATATGTCAATGCTGTTCAAAACCCTCTATCAATCTTAGAAGATTTGAAACAGGGCGCCTTGAGTAGTGAATCTGTAGAAGCAATAAAGTTTGTTTATCCAAACCTCTACTACAGAATAGTTCAAAGCGTAATGGAGAAGATAGAAGAAAAACCCGAAGATGTAAGTTATGAACAAAGGTTGATTCTCGGAACTCTCTTGGATGCTCCGACTGATTTAGCCCTACAGCCTGCAGCTTTGGCTAAATTTCAGTCTTATTACAAAGAGGCTCAAGAGTCTCAAGCAGGGGGTGCTATAGCTCCTAAAAAGGGCATATCTGCTGCAGCGGCTAAGCAGTTGGATTTTGCCCAATCTCAAGCTACTGAATTAGAAAAAATAAGCAATCGCAGAGACCTTAATCGCTAATATAACATAAAAACAATAAGTAGAAACTAGAGGCTATAACCTCTAACTCATAAGGAGTTTTCTGTGGGAAGAAAGAATATAATCTATACCTACAAGATGCTAAATGCAGTTGTGTTGGATACTAGCTCCGATAGTACAGCTACAGTGGTAACTACAATAGATCATGCCTCAATAAATATAACTTGGACAGGAGGAGCCGGTGGAACCGACACCGGAGTTGTCGTAGTTCAAGCTACAAACCTTGACCCTGATGCTTCTAGCTTTGCAGCCTCTGATTGGATTGACCTTACTCTATCAGGTGGGGCTATAAATCTCACCGGAACTTCAGGGGAACATCTTGTTATTATGGACAAAATCCCCTTTCGAGCTATACGACTTTCTTATACTAACTCAGATCATAGTTCAGGCACATTAACTGCCATACTATCAGCCAAGACCATAGGAGCTTAATATGTCCCAGTTTATATTTCCCCCTCTTACAGCTTCATTGGATTCGGAACAAAGTGATGGAGGAGCATTGCCTTCAGCTATAATGATTATAGGAGGTTATGACGGTTCGGCTGTGCAAGCTATAAAAACAGACGTAGATGGAAACCTACAGGTGGACGTGTTGTCTAGTACAGGACCTTCTAATTATGCTACTGATACGTTACAAACTGCAGGTAATGCTATTTTAACTACAATTGATGCAGATACTGGAAGCATAGCCGGAGCCATTAGTGGTTCGGAGATGCAAGTCGATGTGGTAGCTGCCCTTCCGGGGGGTACGAACTCTATCGGTACAGTGATTCTCGGAGCTGGAACTGCAGAAATAGGAAAATTAGCCGCTGGTACAGCCGCTATTGGTACAGTAATTCTAGGTGCCGGAACTGCGGAAATAGGAAAATTAGCAGCAGGTACAGCATCTATTGGTGTCCTGGGAGCTAACTCCGGTGTGGATATAGGTGACGTAACCCTGAATGCTGGAACTGCCGCCTTTGGTAAGTTATCAGCTAACACAGGTGTAGACATTGGAAGCGTTGCCCTGTTGTCAGGTACTAATGCAGTTGGTACGGTTATACTCGGAGCAGGTACAGCCGAGATTGGAAAACTAGCAGCCGGAACAGCTTCAATAGGTGTTTTGGGGGCAAACTCAGGAGTAGACATAGGAGATGTTACTCTGAACGCAGGAACGGCTGCATTTGGTAAATTATCAGCCAACTCTGGGGTAGATATTGGAAGTGTTGGATTATTAGCAGGTTCAAATGCTATTGGAAAACTAGCTGCCAACTCTGGTGTAGATATTGGAGATGTGGATATTCTGTCATTACCTGCAGATTCTAAGAATTATGTGTGGAAGGAAGGGTTGGACAGTACAATCGGTGGAATAACAAATGGTATCCTCGATACGTCTACAACTAACATTCCTTCAGGAACTCAGCTAATTGTAGCTACTCTAGCAAATGATGTTTATGAAATCCAAACAGTTGAAGATATTGGTGAATTTATAGGAATTTATGCAGCTTCTAGTCTTAAGGCTATTTTGCCTCTAGGTGGGGGAAGTGTTAAGATAAACTTACCAAGTACTACAGTTGTAAAATTAGCAAGTTTTAGTGGTACGGCAATAGCTAGTGGTAGTATTGCTATTAATTTTCTTGGGTAACACCAACTAGTCAGGAGACTACAAATGCCAGCAGCGATTTTTAACGGACCATATGTCAAAATATTAAAAGAAGAATTAAAGGCAAAATCAGGTGGACTTTTTGATAAAGTCTACGTTAGTGCAAAGTCTACAGCTTTTACAGCAGCCGTAGGTTATACTTACTTAATTAACAGTGGAACTGCCATAGCTGTGACTTTACCGTCTGCAATAACAAATGCAGGTATAGTCTTTAAAGACTCTACAGGCACAGCAGGAACAAACAATATAACCATAACCAGAGCAGATTCTGCGACCATAGACGGAGCTACAACCCTTGTAATTTCATCAAATTATGGCTCAGCTAAGATTATATCAGATGGAACGAACTGGTTTATAACATAAGCATAAATGTCGTCCCAGAGGCGACATTTATAACATAATTACAACTTATAGCCCCTACTCTATTGGCTCCGGCTTTTAGACTTTATCTAGGGAGTGGAGAATACAATGTCTTATATAGGAAAAAATCCTAAGGCTGATAGTATCAAACTTACAGGTACAGCTACAGCCGCTTCGGGAACCGATGAAGGTCAACTTTATTATAACACTGGAACTGGCTCAATCTCGAAAGGATTGAAGGTTTTCAAGAATAGCAACTTTGTTGCAATTGATAAGCAACTCGGAGATGCAGATACTTTTCATTTATTAAAGGCAGCAGACATTGCAACATCTGAATGGTCTTCAGCCGTAAGCTCAACAGGCGTAGTGGGGCATCAAAACGCTGTTCCATTTGAGACCTCTACAGGGTCAATTGCAGGAGCTTTTAGTAATGATAGTACAGGTGATGCTCTAATGACTGATGAGAGTGCCGATCTTGTGTTTAACTATAAATCTTCAGGTACTAGTGATGATGCCCAGGAATTCTTCGGTATTCCTCTTTCAATTCCTAAAGCTTTTAGAGGTGGGAATATAGTTCTAAGCTTTGTTTATAGAACAGAGAATGATGGTGCAAGTGCCACAGCCGATAGTCAATTTCTAGTAGGTGTGTTGGATGTAACTACTGGCAATGGAGTACAAACTACATCTACAGCTACTGCACTAGTATCAGCAGGTAGTAATGTGGCTGTAGCTAGTTCAACTAACATGGCTGCAGGTCAGAGAATTTGGTTAGAATCTGGAGGAGAGTCTGCTGTAGGAGACCCAGATGCTACCGTTACGGATACTTTTATAGTATCAGTTGTAGACTCTACGAATATTACGTTAGCTGCAGATTACACTCCTTCTACTGCTGCTGGTTCAATAGTAACCTCTGGATGGTTAACCGATCAAGTTAATGGGTTGCTACCTGCAGCCGATTCAGATACAGATAAACAAGGTAAAAATTTTAGTCTTCAATTTAAAACAGAAGACGATACCTCCGATCTTATTCTATGGTTTCAAAATAAAAACACTTCTAGTACAGATAGTTTTGAATTATTTGTAGATAATATCCTGTTGTCGGCTAATAAGTTTTTGCAAGCTAATGCTCAATTGAAACCTGAAAGTTATATTGCTGGAAAAGCTTCTGGTTTCTGGTTAAGCTCAACTGGAACTGCTTGGAGTACAGGTGCTACACGAAGATGGGATACTTCAAAACTCGTTGTCGGACCAGATACTCCTGCTATAGCTAATAGTAGATATTTAGAATTTACTACTGACACAGTTTCTACTGAGACTGCTACTGTAATTAAAGCTAAGAAAAAAGTTAGACTAACTGCCACATTCGGAAATGATGCAGGCGATGACTATGGGGTTTTTATTTATCTTAACGATACTACCACAGCAATAGGTGCGGTTCAGCAAAGAGCGGCAGGTGACGTTTCTGTTAGCTGTAATGTAGACGTAGTGTTAGACGTAGGCGACTTTATATCTGCTAGAGCGCCTGGTCCTACTTATGATTCAGGTTGGACTACTATTGTAGCTACTCCGATTGATTCTCCAGTTGTAATTTTGGAATCCCAGGATGAGATATTTACTGATTGGGTCAGTTTTACGCCTGTAACAGGGATAACAGGAGGAACAAAGTCACTTGAACAGGGCTATTGGAAGCGAGTCGGTTCTGATATGGAAGTTAAAATTGCCGTAGCTTGGTCTACTATTTTTACTGGAGGAACAGGTACTTTTGATCTTCCCAGTGGTTATAGTATAGACACAGCTAAAATCCCTACGCCTTTAAATTCTGAGGAGACAGACCTTGGAGTAGTAACATTTTGGGATAACAGTGCTGCTCAACCTGTTTATGGGAAAGTCGGATATTCTGATACAGATACTGTTAAAGTTATTTACGAAAAACAAGGATCAACCTCTTATAGTGCAAGAATTGCAAACACTGGGACTGCGAGCATTACTTCACAAACTGGAACTGCTGCTATAGCATCTGTAAGTAGAACTGGAACAGGATTAGTTGTTGTTACTTTTACAGCAGGCTTTTTTACAGTAGCTCCAGCAGTAACAGCACAGGCAGTATCCACTGGGGCTGGATATGCTACAAATATAGGAATTCCTACAACTACTAGTGTATTAGTTAGAGTCTATGATACTAATGATTATTCTGGATATGATGAGGATTTCGATATAACCATCAACCGTCAAACCGGAGACTGGGATAGAAATCTTTTTGTAGGGGGCGACGATAATGTAGGAACAGCACTACCCTTTACTTTTGCTAATGATGATGCAATTTATCTTACCTTTAAGGTCCCAATTGCAGGATGGAACGCAAACTTTAATCCATTGTTGTCGATGCCATTAGTGGACTTTGGGACATTTGAAAATACGTACAGTGCGAGGATATCGTCTACTGGAGTTATTACCTCTCAAGTTGGGGGCTTTCTTGCTTCAGCAGATCTAGATAGTACAGGCTCTTATGATATGGTTTATACTTCAGGTTTTTTTCCTGTTAAACCAGCAGTTGTGGTAACTGTAGAAGCGCCAAGTGAAGGACCTCATAGGTTTGCGAATACTTTTTCAGAAACTA